TATCAAAGAAGAAGGTGAAGGATCAATCGCCAATGTAGTTGGTAATGGAGAAAAGTCTCTTGGATATAATATTGAGACTGGGACTCCTCCTGTCTGGAAAGGTAAAAAGAAATATGCTAAAGGTGGAAAAGGGTCCCGTAAGTGGTGGTTGCAATATCTTAAGCAAAAATAAGAAAAATAAATATTAGTAGATTTGTTATGATTAAATGTAATAAATCTCATATCCTCCGTCAATGTTTAATCAAAACACCTCATCCGACACTAAAATTGCCGTCTTAGAAGAGAGACTCTCATCCTATGAAGTTATGATGAGAAAAATAGACGAAGCAATTCAAATAATGGGGAAAACCAGTCAAAACATCAGTAAGATGCTGGCAGTTCATGAGGAAAAGATAGAGCATTGTGGTAAGACTGATGATATGATATCAAACATGATTCATGAGATGAAGGAAGAAAATAAGGAGCAGCATAAAAAAGTATCTGAGAAAATTCAATCATTAGAAACAAAAGTAGAAGAACTTGGTAAGTTTCGTTGGATAATCGCAGGAGCAGCAATTCTTTTATCTTTTGTCGTCTCTCAATCTCATATGGTTGTGGACATCTTGACACCAGACCAAGCACCTGTTAGAGTACAGAGTACGAAGTAATAACCTTTTATGTGATGGTAGGGGTATATTGTTATTATAGAGATGGGAATCCAATCTATGTTGGATGTAGCATAGACCTTGAAAGGCGAAAAAATCAACATAAGTATCTTGGTAGGTTTCTAGATTGCGAATATCGGATATTAGAAGAGACTACTAATGATACTCTTTATGAAAGAGAAAGGTATTGGATAAATCAACTTAATACTCTCAATAATGGAGAAAATAAAGTTATACACAATAATTGTGACATGCCTGAGGTTAGGGAAAAAATATCTGAGTATATGAAAAATAATAATCCTATGAAACCTGGGATGACTAATAGAGGAAGTTTCAAAAAAGGAAACAAACCAAAAATTACTGAGGAAAGAAATAAAAAAGTAAGTCAATCAAAGATGGGAGAAAAAAATCCAAATTATGGTAAAAAAGGATGTTTTGATCATATTAATCACAGGTTGATGGAATGTGAAAAGTGTGGCATAATGGTATCTCCTGGAAACTACTCCAGATGGCACGGAAAAAACTGTAGAAGAGGTTGATTTGGACTTTATTGATTCGAAATATATAAATCTAATTTCTTCTAGATTACAAAAATTTAAAAAGGTTAAACAAAATTTGTATAATTTTAGGTGTTGTTTTTGCGGAGACTCTAAACGCAATAAAAGCAAGACTAGGGGATACTTATACCCTGTAAAGAGTAACACTAACTTCAAGTGCCATAATTGTGGTGCCAGTATGTCCTTCAATAACTTCTTGAAGGAGTTGGACCCGATGCTTCATAAGCAATACACACTTGAGAAGTTTAAGGAAGGATATACTGGCAAAAACTTCGTGGTTGAAGAACCAAAGTTTGAGTTTTCTAAACCTGTCTTCAAAAAGAAACTGGACTTACCAAAGGCATCAGAGAATCTTGTTGCCAGAGAATATCTGGAAAAAAGGAAACTGAATCCTGAAAAGTTTTATTATGCTGACAAATTCAAGGAGTGGGTGAATACTCAAAAGGTCACTTTTAGCACCATTGGTAGGGATGAGAGTCGCATTATTATACCAATGTATGATAGTGAGAGTAATCTCATCGGTTTTCAGGGAAGAGCACTCGGTCCAAACCCTGTTAAATATATCACTGTGATGCTTTCTGATGACGCACCAAAAATCTATGGGATGGAGAAAATCGATTCTACGAAACCCATTTACATCGTTGAAGGACCCTTCGATTCCACATTTATACAAAATTCTGTTGCTATGTGTGGGTCCGACCTTGATATTGGGTCGTTTGGTTGGTGCGATTATATTTACGTTTTTGATAACGAACCACGTAATCGAGAAATCGTCAACCGAATATCAAAAACCATCGACAGAGGTGACAAAGTAGTAATTTGGCCCATAACCATTCAGCACAAGGATATTAATGACTGTGTGCTTGCTGGACTTAATGTTATGGATGTGTTAAAATCAAATACCTACTCTGGTTTAGAAGCAAAAATCAAGTTTAACAATTGGAAGAAAATATGAGTAACGGAACAAAAGTCGTTAAAAGAAATGGTGCCACTGAAGTGTTGGAGTTGAATAAACTTCATGTAATGGTAGAAGAGGCATGTAAGGACCTTGCTGGGGTCTCCGCAAGTCAAGTTGAGATGCAATCTGGTATTCAATTCTATGATGGCATTACAACGGCAGAGATTCAAGAGATCCTGATTCGTTCTGCCTCTGACCTGATTGACCTGGATCATCCCAATTATCAATTCGTCGCAGCACGTTTGCTTCTGTTTGCAATTCGTAAACAGATTTTTGGTCGTATGCATGAGGCACCGACCGTAAAAGAGCACACTCTAAATTGTGTAGAAAAAGGAGTTTATGACCCAGAAATTCTTGATCTTTACACTGATGAAGAATTTGAAAAACTTCAGTCTTTCATCGATCATGGTCGGGACTATCTTTTCACTTATGCTGGTCTTCGTCAGGTAGTTGATAAGTATCTGGTACAAGACCGCAGCACAGGTGCTTTGTATGAAACTCCCCAATTCATGTATCTCTTGATTGCGGCAACTATTTTCTCCAAGTATCCTAAGGAAACCCGTCTAGATTACGTTAAGAGGTATTATGACGCAATCTCAAAGCACAAAATCAACATCCCCACTCCCATCATGGCGGGAGTGCGAACGCCACTTAGACAATACGCTAGTTGTGTTCTGGTTGATGTTGATGACACCCTCGATAGTATCTTTACTAGCGATATGGCTATTGGCAGATATGTTGCACAAAGGGCGGGTATCGGTATCAACGCAGGTCGAATCCGTGGTATCAACAGTAAAATTAGAGGTGGGGAAGTCCAGCACACTGGCGTTGTACCGTTTCTCAAAAAGTTTGAAGCAACTGTCCGTTGCTGTACGCAAAATGGTATACGAGGAGGAAGCGCGACGGTACACTTCCCAATCTGGCACCAAGAAATCGAAGACATCCTAGTACTAAAAAATAATAAAGGAACCGAAGATAACCGTGTTCGTAAGTTAGACTACAGTATCCAAATCTCTAAACTCTTCTATGAGCGATTCATCCGTAACGAAGAAATTTCCCTCTTCTCTCCTCACTCCGTTCCTGGTCTGTATGATGCTTTTGGCACTGATGGATTTGACGACTTATATGTTAGTTATGAACGAGATGAGTCTATTCCAAGAAAAATTATCAGTGCTCAAGAACTCTTTTTGGACCTCCTGAAAGAGCGAGCAGAAACTGGTCGTATTTACATTATGAATATTGACCATTGTAACTCTCACTCATCATTCTTGGATAAAGTTGAGATGAGTAATCTCTGCCAGGAAATTACTCTTCCCACTAAACCTCTTCAACATATTGACGACACTGATGGTGAAATTGCTCTTTGTATTTTGAGTGCTATTAATGTTGGGAAAATCCGTGACCTTGAAGACCTTGAAGTACTCTGTGATCTTTCTGTGCGCTCTTTGGATGAACTTATTGATTTTCAAGGATATCCCATCAGAGCAGCAGAAATCGCCACTAGAGCGCGTCGTTCTCTTGGTATAGGTTTTATTGGTTTAGCACACTATCTCGCCAAGCACGGAGAGCACTACGATGATCCTGGTGCCTGGAAACTGGTGCATGACCTCACTGAAGCATTTCAATATTACTTGATTAAATCAACAGTAAATCTTGCAAAAGAAAGGGGTGCTTGTGAATACTCAGATCGCACTAAGTATTCTCAAGGTATTCTCCCAATTGATACATACAAGAAGGATGTGGATGAAATCGTTCCAAATGAACTGAAGTATGATTGGGAAAGTCTTAGAGTACAGGTTAAACAGTATGGGGTTAGAAACTCAACACTGTCCGCACAGATGCCATCGGAGAGCAGTTCCGTTGTGTCAAACGCAACCAATGGAATCGAACCTCCTCGTGGATACTTGTCCATTAAGAAATCGAAGAAGGGGCCTCTTAAGCAGATTGTCCCACAATATCAAACTCTCAAGAACAACTATACGCTTCTTTGGGATATGCCTAGCAACCGTGGTTATATCAATATTGTTGCTGTGATGCAAAAGTTTTTCGATCAAGCAATTTCTGGAAACTGGTCTTATAATCCAGAAAATTACCCTGATAATGAAGTTCCTGTTTCTGTAATGGCACAAGATCTTTTGATGACTTACAAAATGGGTTGGAAAACAAGTTATTATCAAAACACCAATGACATGAAGAATGATGAAATGTTTGAAGATAAAAAAGAAAAACTTGAATCTCTTCTTAATGATATTATGAACACTGAAGAGGAAGATTGTGAGAGTTGCAAAATTTAATCAAGTTAAATATAACAGTTGAGTTAGTTTAGTAAGAAAAAAATCATGACATTTAGTTTCAAAAAAAATTCAGAGGAGAAACCAATGGTCGAATCAATGACCGTTTTTAATTCTCAAGAAGTAGACACCAAAAAGCAACCCATGTTTTTCGGTCAACCACTAGGAATTCAAAGATATGATTCTTACAAATATCCAGTTTTCGATAAATTAACTCAACAACAATTGGGGTACTTCTGGAGACCTGAGGAAATTTCATTACAGAAAGATCGTGGAGATTATCAATCTCTTCGTCCAGAACAAAAGCATATTTTTACTAGCAATCTGAAGTATCAGATTATGCTAGATTCCGTTCAAGGAAGAGGTCCTGGTATGGCATTTGCACCATACTGTTCCCTTCCCGAACTGGAAGCATGTATGAAAGTGTGGGAGTTTATGGAGATGATTCATTCTCGCTCATACACCTATATCATCAAAAACGTATATTCAGACCCATCTGAAGTTTTTGATACTATTCTCAGAGATGATAGAATTCTAGAACGTGCCGTGAGTGTTACTCAGGCGTACAATGACTTTATTAATAGTGCTCAACATTATGGTATATCTAATGAATGGGTTCACGCATTAGAACAAGTCCCATACGCACAAGAGGCAAGGTATGAACTCAAACGTAAACTGTTCAGAGCAGTTGCAAACGTTAATATTCTTGAAGGTATTCGCTTTTATGTCAGTTTTGCTTGCAGTTTTGCATTTGGCGAACTCAAACTTATGGAAGGAAGTGCAAAAATCATCTCACTGATTGCTCGTGATGAGAACCAGCATCTGGTTATCACCCAGAATATTATGAACAAATGGAAGGAAGGTGATGACCCAGAGATGGCACGAATTTCTAAAGAGGAAGAGCAGTGGGTTTATAAGACTTTCGAGAATGCTGTAAATCAAGAAAAACTTTGGGCAGAATATCTGTTCAAGGATGGTTCGATGATTGGTCTGAACGACAAACTGTTACAGCAGTATGTCGAATGGATTGCAAATCGTAGAATGAAGGCAATTGGACTCAAACCACTCTATGATATTCCAGCAAAGAACAATCCACTTCCCTGGACTTCTCATTGGATTGAATCTAAGGGATTGCAAGTAGCCCCTCAAGAAGTGGAGGTTGAGCAATATTTGATTGGTGGTATTAAACAAGATATGAAAAATGATACTTTTGCTGGATTTAAATTGTGAATCCCAAAATACTCAAAGATGATTCCAACTATGATGAATGGTGTGAGCAGGAAATCCTGAACGCATATCGAGAAGCAGCAGAATCTGACGAGTTTCTGTTTGGTGATTACGATTTTAAGAAAGAATGGTTAGAGGGTCGTTAAGACCCTCTTTTTTTATAAATAAAATTATAGAAAAATCATAAAAGAAAAAATGTCTAGAATTACTGGCACTGATGCTCTTAACATGATGGAAGCATACAATGCGGTTTATGCTCCACAAGAACTCACAGAAGAGCAAGTTTGGGAAGAAGTTGAAGCATGGGTAAATTCGCTTGTAGAAGAGGGTCATGACCTGAGTGAGTATACTTGGGAAGATATGTATGAAGAGTATTTGAATGAGATCGTCAGACCTACTACAGGACAACTGACCGCACCTCGTAATGCTCCACCAGCATCTCCAAAACCAACAGCAGCATCAACCTATAGACCTGGTGGAGGTGGAATGGGAGGTATGCGAGGTAGTGGAAGAGATAGAACTTCCTATCAAACTAGTTCTTCTCCGGGAGCACTTAGAGTACAACCTACGAATGCACCATACCAATCAAGATTTGCTGGTGCCCGTGACGCTGCTTTTGATAGAGCAAGACAAATCCAAGGATCTCCTGTAGTTGGTCCAAGAGTTGCAGCACCTGCACCTACAAGACCTACTGCTCCTGCACCTGCAAGACCTGTAGCACAAACATCTGCAAGACCCGTTTCTGCACCTGCACCTGCTCCTACTGCTACTGCTCCTGCAACAAGAACACCAAACCCTCTGATGCAGAGAACTTTTGGTTATCAAACTGGACAAGCACCTAGTCAAGTTGCTTCAACTAGAGCAGCAACCACTACTGCTGCAAGCAACTTGACTGGTACTGGAGCACTTGCAACTAGACCTGCAACTCCTGCACCTGCGCCTGCAGCATCTGCACCAAAACCAAATACTCAGCAACAAATCAGACAACGCAGATTGAATATGGATTTGGACCTTTTTGATATTGTAAAAGGTTATCTAATTGACGAAGGTTATGCTGAAACTGAAGAAGCAGCAGCAGTCATTATGGCAAATATGAGTGATGAGTGGAGACAAAGTATTGTTGAAGGATTAACTCCTCTTGGAGTAAAAACTGCTGGGGTTGTTGATGATCAGAGAAGAGGATCTACCAGAGATAAAGATCTTAAAGGTACAAGAGATGCTTTAGATAAAATGAAAGCGTACCCTAATGGATTTCCTGGTGTGAAGGGAGTCTGAATACTATTTTTTAAATAGTTTATCAGAGGGTCTAACCAACCCTCTTTTTTTATAAATAACTAAAAAAGTAAGAAAGAAGATGAAGTCCTTTAGTCAGTTTTTGCAAGAGTCATATTTGAATGAAGATGAAAAAAAGAAAAGAGATCTTGAAGCTGCAGCAGCATTAGCAGCTGCAACTACCCCTCTTGCAGGATCAGTTGCTTTAGGTAATAATGATCCATTAAAAAGATTGGATGATAGATTAGATAGAGATACATATAATAGTCTACCAAACAGAAGCAAGCAAAGATTAGGTGGTCCTTCTGCTTTAGGGAGACAGAGACAACCATTGCGAGGATCTGCAGGAGCTCCTGCAATTAGAAGTGCAAGAGCAAGAGCATCGGCAAATGCAGCACCAGAAGTTTCGCAAACTAATAAAATTGCATCTCAAACAACTCAACCAGAAGTAAGTCCTCAAGGAAAAACAACTACAGTAGCAAGTCCTGCAAGAAAACCGTCAGGAGCTGCTGCTGATGCTTGGCAACAGTTTCCTGGAAACCCGCCAAAAAAATATGGAACTCCAGAACCACCTTCAAGTAGAGTTCCTTATGGAAACAGAACACTTTCTGGAACTCCTTCAAGACTTGCTTTACCTGCTTCAGGATCAACTAGTAGTCGTGGTAGGCGAGAATTTACTCCAGAACTTGAAGCAGCTGAGCGAAGAAACAGAGCAGCAGCAAAAGAAGCAAGAGCAGCAGCATACGATGCCAAGCAACTTGCCGGCAAATTAGCAACTCGTGGAACTAATCCACAGGCACCCCCAGAAGCTATGATGAGAGGTGCATATGATAAAGCGTCTACACCCAGAACATCTTCTGGAGGTTCTGGAGGAAAACCACCAGCACTTCCTGCGGTTGGACAAACTGGAGGAAAACCACCTACTGGACCAAAAATTAAAATTCCATCAGGACTTAAACGAGCTGGAAGAATCGGTGGAAAACTTCTTGGACCTGCAGCAGCAGCACTTGATGTTGCTGATGAAAGAGCGAAGGGTTCTGGTTTGTTGAGATCACTTGCCAAAGGTGCTACAGTCGCTGCTGGCGGCGCTTTAGGTGGTGCTGCTGGTAGCATTGCTGGTCCAGTTGGATCAATTGGTGGCGCAACAGCAGGATCAATTGCAGCATCTAAGGCATTTGATGTTGCTGCTGGTGCTAATGCGGTTGAAAGAAAAGCAATGGCAACAGCAAATCGTCAAAAGCAAGCAGGAACTGCTATTAAAGGTATTGGTGGACAAACATCATTTAGTCAGAAAAAACCAGGTGGTCCTGCATTTATGTCAACTGGTTCTGGATCACAAAGAAAAACTGTTCAACTTGCTAAAACTGGTGTAGTTCAAAGAGGTGGGCAATCAACAGCAGGACATCTTGCGTTTAAGGATGGTAAAGCAGTTTATAAGGCAGGGCCAAGTGCTCAATCTCTTGCTAAAACTTCTTCTAATCCATTAGAAAGAATTGGAAGAACTATGTTTGCAGGTGCATACAAGAAGCATGATGCTGCAAAAGCACAGCAAGCACTTCAAAAAGCAAGACAAAATGATGCTGCTCGCAATAAAAAACTTGGGGTAAAGGCACTTCCTGGTAAGTGATTTTTATAAATACCTTTATATAAAGGTATTTAATTCATAACCATGTCTAGAATTTCGCAAGACTTCATTAATTCTGTTGGGTATTTGTATGAAGAAATCAATATCCAACAGGAAGATTTTTTGAATGAAGATTCTCAATATTATGATGCGGAAGCAGCAGAAATAGTAGAGGATATTCTTTCTACTATTTCAACTTCAATGGTTTATGAAGGGTATAGTGCTGAAGGTATCATTGGATTTCTTGCAGATTCTTCGGAAGAAACAATTATTGAAAAGTATTTGAGTTTTGATGAAAGTATTCTTACCGAAAATGTAGTTTCTGAAGATTATATTCAAGAACAATTAGAACTTTTTGATGTTGCAATTGATGAGGGTTTGGCAGATAAATTGTTAGGTGGTGCCATTAAACTTGCGGGAAGAATAGCATCAAAACCTGCAAGAAAAAAAGTTGCAAATATAATTCAAAATTCCAAAAGACCTGAAGTAGCAAGAAGAAGAATACAAAATCTTGCTCAAAGGGAAGCGAGAAAAGGAAATGTTGGTGGATATAGTCCAACAAAATCACCAATTGATGGTGGAAAACCAATGACTGGTAAGCAGTCTGCAGAATTACTTTCAAAGGCAAAACTAAGTCAAGCAACTCAAAAAGTAAAAGATATTGCTAAAGGTGCAAAAGCAGCATTAACAAGTCCTACTGCAAAGAAAATAGCATTAGGTGCTGCTGGATTAGGTGCTGCTGGTCTTGCTGGAGGTATTGGTGGATATATGGGAGCAAAACTTGCAGGAGCAGGTTCTGGATCAAAACCAACCGAAACATCAAGACCAGCAGAAGCACCTGTAGCGCCGAAACCACCTGCAGCACCTTCTGGATCTGGCGGTGCTGGAGGAGCAGGTACAAGAACTCCCGGAACACCAGCAAAACCAAAACCAACACAGGGAAATGCACAATATAGAGAATTAATTAAAAAAGGGAAGACTAAAGAGGCAGAAAAATTAGGAAAAGAACAGTGGGCAAAAAATTTCCCAGAACTTGCTAAAAATCTAAAACCAGATGGTTCTCAGAAAGGTACTGGTGAAAGTGAAATGGAAAAGAGTGCTGAAGAACTCCGTAAGATGCAAAATACATCTAAGCAGAGACAAGGTGCTTTAATGGGAGGACCTGAAGGTCCAGGAAAAATTGATACTAAAGCAGTAGAAGATGCTTTAAAGGCAGAACAAGAAAGACAACAGAAAAAATTGGAACAGCAAAATAAAACCCCTGTAACTGCAAAAGAATCGTATGAACCTTATGATATTGTTTTAAATTACTTACTGTCTGAGGGTCACGCAGATACCTTAGAAGAAGCAAATTACATCATGTTAGAAATGGATGAAAATGCAATTTGCACAATTGTTGAGCAGTATAATGACTATTTACTTGCTGAAGAAATTCAAGAGTGGGTGAATAATCTTGTAGACGAAGGTTATGATCTTTCACAATATACTTGGGATGATATGGTTGAGTATTATGTAACTCAGAATTAATCTTATTATAACATCTTCGAAGGGGGCTTGACAAGTCCCCTTTTTTTGTCTAGACTACCTTTGTCCCGGTTGAAGATGAGGCTTTAGCTAATCTTAGAAGACTTAAGAACCACACCATAAATTCTTTCAGATTCGCTCATATAAAAGGTTCCACCAATATTTGTGTTGTAATATTCTTCACTCATTAAGACATTACGATTGAATTGTTCATAAGTTTCATAATAACTCATAGATTTCTTATGAGGACATAGGTAAAGAATTTCACGAAGAAAATGTTCCTTACCTAATTTTTTTACATCTTCATTAAGTTCATCACAAGAACCGAAGTAATTTTTCCAATCAGATTCTTCTGTCTTTCTTCGTCCTGTTTTTTTATTTTTTTGTCTTGTCCAGAAATGTTTTTTACCAATATACTTTTTATTATTCGTAAGATTCGTAATTATGTAAACAAACCCTTCCATTCCTTTGGGAACATCGGTAAAGACCGATCCATTATATTGCCAATCCATAAGAATTCTTTATTTGACTATTTAGATTTGCGTTTGGAGTCAATGAGTGGTAGACTTGACAAGGATGATGATTTTTTAAATACTATGACTACACTTGAAAAGACTCTTCGTGATTCTCATGATTGGGCAGTTGACAGGATGCATTTTCTGTGTGAACAAAAAAATATTGAAAATGCTCATGCGATTCAATCTGAATTTAGTGAATGGTTGAATCCGGATATTCCAGAGCATGATGTATTTTCATTGGAATATATTGGTGAAGAATAATAAATATTTCAAGTTAAATGTATAAGGATAATAAATATGAAAATTGATCTTCATAACTTTTTTCAATATTATGATCCAAAGAATCCTAAACATGTTGCTGCAGTTGAACAACTGGAAGTAGATCTTAAGGATTCTCCTCTACTTGATGATAGTTCTAATTGGGTAAAAATTTATAGAACAAAACCAACTGTTCCTGGAGTTTTGCCTGTTCCTTATTATCCACAGACAGATAATTACAGAGATGCACAAAGAACATGTAATTCATCTGCTTGTGCAATGTGTTTAGAGTATTTTAAACCAGGTACTCTTCAAGGAGCAAAGGGCGATGATGCCTATGTTCAAAAAGTATTTGCGATCGGTGATTCAACTGATCACACCGTCCAGACAAAAGTTCTGGAGAATTATGGTATTAAGTCACGATTTAGTTACAATCTTGGGTTTGCTGATCTTGATCGTGAGTTATCCGCTGGGAGGCCTGTTGTTATTGGTATTTATCATAGGGGTACTTTATCTGCACCTACTGGTGGGCACATGGTTGTAGTTATTGGTAAGAGGGGTGAAGATTATGTTGTCAATGATCCTTATGGTTCTCTGAACGATGGTTATACTGGACCTGTAACAAATGGCAAGGGTGCAGTATATAAGAAGTCAGATTTGACTTATCGTTGGTTAGAAAGAGGAAAGGATAAGACTGGTTGGGGAAGAATTTTTGATGCAAAAAAGTAGAAAGTTCTACTCCCAGTTCAACCAAAAGTGATGTATCTGTAAAAGGAGTAGAACTTATAAAAGAATTTGAAGGATGTCATTTGAATGCTTATCCAGACCCACTAACTGGTGGACTTCCGATTACAATTGGATGGGGAAGTACTAGAGATTTTGATGGAAATTTCTTTAAACTTGGAAGAGTCATCACTCAAAAATATGCTGATACTCTCTTAGAGTTTGATTTGAGACATAGATTTCTTCCATCACTTCAAAGTATTCCCTACTGGAGTGAGATGAATGAAAATCAACAAGGAGCTCTGCTATCTTTTGCTTATAATCTTGGTGCTCGTTTCTACGGGTCTGCCAATTTTAATACCATAACCCGAGTTCTTAGGAATAAGGAATGGTCCAAAGTTCCTGATGCTTTATATCTTTACCATAATCCAGGAACAAGTGTAGAAGTGGGATTGAAGAGGAGAAGAGTTGCAGAAGGTAAACTTTGGTCTTCCTGAAGTTATTTCTTAACCTCTCTTAAAATTTGAATCATTAAGTCTTCTTGTTTTTGGGAATCTTGTTTTATTTCTTGCAGAGTCTTTTCCATCTGCAAGATTTTTTGTTCTTGTACCATAGTTTTTTGTTGCAGTCCCCAAAAACTGGTGAAACCTCCAATGATTGCAGCACCAATAATTGAAGTTGCTATAGTTCCCATATTGAGTTCCATTTTGCTATTTGCCTTCTTGTTTATGTATCCAAGTCTTAAGTTCGTGAAGATATTTCCTCAACATATCTGCTTTTTCTAGGTGCCACAAATCACCACTCTTGAAGTATTCTTGAGTGTGATTATCTATTGCTTTTAGAATATTATGAATCGGAGCGTTCCAAGGTTCACGCTTTGGAGTGTTCCACTCTCGTGGCATAATACCTCACTTTTTCTTGCCGCCATTCTTTGCCTTTTTCGCAGTCGCATTACCTTGATTTTGTTTGGATTGCTTGCCACCAGCAGAACCCTTCTTACCCTTATTTGGTGACTTAGACATTGGACTGTTACAATAACACATTATTTAGGTATAGGACGCTTAAAAAATTGGTTTTCTTGACAAATTATAAATATTCACTTATTATGTAAAATCCCAACAGGGATCCCTGTTATGAGCAGGGTTTTTTTATAATGAGTCTTTGACTTGAAATTAGAGCCGTGGGCGCTGCCCCTGAGAAGGGGAACCTCTCCTTTGCCTATACGGATGTAGAGTTCAATTAAAATTAATGCAATCTATCTTTACAGTAGCCCTGCCTCTCTTGGCAACGGTTACAACCAGTACGGCATCACTGCCATTCGTCAACTACAAGATGCAAGGTCCGCCTCCTCCAGTTCCTGGACAAGCACCTTTCTCAGTTATTAAAGAGTTTGACCTTGTAGATGAAAAGAAGACAGCAATCCGCGAGGTTGCACCACCAAAGCCAAAAGAAAAAAGGCTAATTTGTAAAGGGTGTAATGAACACGAAAATGTTACCCTGGCATTTTTCCAGGATCGTGGTATTAAAGACAGAAACGCCCTTGCTACCATCATGGGCAATATTAAACAGGAATCTACTTTTGTTCCTAATATTTGCGAAGGTGGTAGCAGAACCTCATACTATAATTGTGGAAGAGGTTATGGTTTGATACAATTTACTTCTGCTTCTCGTTATTATGGACTGGGTGCTTTTGCTAAAAAAATAGGAGGTAATCCTTCTACTGCTGATACTCAACTTCGGTATATTACTACTGAACCACAATGGAAGAGTATTGAAAACAGAATGAGAGTTTCTGGAAAATCTATTGATAGGTATATGAATTATGCATATCAGTGGATAGGATGGGGACACCATGGAGCAAGAACACAATATGCTCACGACTATGCTAAACGATTGGTTCTTGCTGATGTCTAAATAACTTTACCTGACTTGTGTGGTAACTTTTCAGGTTAGATTTGGGGTGTCGCAAGATGCCCCTTTTCTTGTATAAATAGTAATACCACACAAGTTAGAGTAGAACTATGACTAACATTTATTATACTTATGCATATTTGCGTGAGGATGGGACACCTTACTACATTGGTAAAGGTAAGGGTGTAAGAGCATATAGAAAAAATAGAGTTGGTGTAAAACCACCAAAAGATAAAAATAAAATTTTATTGTTGAAAAAAAATTTAACCGAAGAAGAAGCATTCAAACACGAAATTTATATGATTTCTGTGTTTGGTAGAAAGGATTTGAACACTGGAATATTGGTGAACAAAACTGATGGCGGTGAAGGTTCTTCTAACTTAAATGAAGATATTAGAAAAATATTGAGTAATAATATGATAAAATTAAATCAAGATAAAAATGAAACGGGGCAAAGTGTTCTTGCTAAAAACGCAGGAATAAAGGCAGCAAAATTAAACAAAGAAAATAGTGCAGGTTTTTGGAATTCCTCATTACAATCTAATCTTGGTAAAAGAGGTGCTATAAAAACAAATCAACAAAAGTGGAAATGTTTGGAAACTGGGTTTATTACTAATCCAGGAAATCTTACTCAATATCAAAAAGCAAGAGGAATAGATACTTCTAAAAGAATTAAAATAGAAGTTTAATATGGGGGCATCATGGTGCTCGTACATCATATGCTCATGAGTATGCTTCCAAACTGATCACGGTAGAAGTTTGATATATAAGGGGAGTGCTGCAGACCTCCCCTTTCTAATGTTTAATTTTAACTTCGGAAAGAGACCAGATAAAAAACAACTTATTATAGTAGGAATTATATTATCCTCTATTATCGCAGCACTCTCACAATGTACTAAGATATCAGAAAATACACTTTGGGACTTATTGGACGAAATTCAAAGAGAATTTTTTCCACAAACTATCATTAATGATGTTATACTTAAAGATCCTGACAAAATAAATCGCAGGGTCGAAAGAGATGTAACTAGAGCAATAGACCAAGTTACACCAGAGTATGATAGAATTATTCAAGAAGCAGATAAAAAGTATAAACCAAAATACATTGATGAAAAGAATGATGAGAATTTGTGCTATACTGATGAATGTAAGAAACTTGCACCACCAATGAGAATCTGTGCTCCTTGGATAGAAACCTGTAATTAAAACTACTATATAAACATATCTTATTTTTTGGAGATTATTATGTCCGTATCAGAAGAACTACTTAATGCAGTTGAAGCATGGAAAGTAGAAGACGAAAAGTTTGCTAGTGGAAACAACGCAGCAGGCACCCGTGCTCGCAAAGCACTTCAAGAGATTGCTAAACTGGTCAAAGCCCGTAGGACTGAGATCACTGAAGAAAAAAACGCCCGTAAGGCGGCTTGACGAGTTGGGGTCTAATCCCTTATAATACTCTCATGGGCAAAGGGGGTCCAAACCTCTTGTAAGTCCTGCCCCTCCTATGCCTCTCAACGATGCACAAACCTGGAGGTCTCTTGTCTCAGTAGCTCAGTCGGAATAGAGCATCTGCCTTAAACATAAATGGAGCGTCATAAAGGAAACTTTATGAATGTAACTTCTCAAATTCGGGGAACCCTTTAAAATGGCAATCCCGAGCCAAGCATCGTTAGATGAAGGTGTAGAGACTTTACGGGAAGTGCCTAAGTCCTTTGGGATATGGTAAAGAGAAAGTCCAGACCACAAACAGAAATGGCGGAGAAATCCGTAGTGGTAAGCTAAGCAGTTGGTCGGGGGTTCGAGTCCCTCCTGAGACGTTTTTTGAACCTTTTAATGCATAAATAATAGTAACTAAAAGGTTCCATTATGGTTAAATGTTTATTTTGTGGAGAGAAGACTTCTAATCCAAAATTTTGCGGTAGAAGTTGTGCTGCTTCTTATAATAATAAAAAGGTTCCTAAAAGAAAACCAGAACATAAATGTATTGATTGTGGGAAACCCATAACAGCAAATCGCGCTCGTTGTATGGAACACTATTTGGTATGGACTAAGAATAGAGAAGTAAAAGATATGACTCTTAAAGAAGCAATATATGAAAAACATCACAAATCATCAGCATTCGCCTTAGTGAGAACAAGAGCAAGAGCAGTTGCTAAAAAACTTGATTTTAACGAATGTGTTAAATGTGGATATGATAAACACATAGAAATAGCACATATTAAACCAATATCTTCTTTTAGTGATGAGGTTATGATAAGTGTAATTAATGCCCGTGAAAATATAATGCCTTTGTGCCCAAATTGCCATTGGGAATATGACCATAACCTTTGGACTTGACATAATCTCAGAACTGGTGTAATATATAAAACTGATAGAGGGTAAGTCCCTGTTATATCCTTATGAGATATATCACACTTACTCCATCACACCGTTGGTAGTCTAGTGGTCAGGACAGGCAGACAATGCACTTGGAGTTCGGGTTCGATTCCCGACCAGCGGTACACACAACATACAGCACAGGAGTAAACAAATGACACCTTACGAATTACGGTTTGAAATTTTTAAGCAAGCATATGCTCATGCTAATGATGAATATCTTGCTCGATATAATATAGTTGATAGTCATAATCAAAATACTGGAAGTAAATGGAATTATCCACCATTTCCATCTTATGAAAAAATTGAAGAACTTGCTGAAAAAATTAATAACTTTGTAAGTTCCAGGTAAAATAGTGGGGTGGCAACACCCCCGTTAGTATTCCCCTATAGCTCAATTGGCAGAGCACGGTGCTGTTAACACTGGGGTTGTTCGTTCGAGTCGGACTGGGGGAGTTGCCTTTTTATAAATAGTAATGAGCACTTGATATAGTTTATGGGCACTTCTAATAAACATAAAGAAGCAATGTTGGAATGGGGAGAAAAACATAAACAAAAATATTTGGAAAAATATTTAAATTCTCCAAAATATTGTAAAGAATGTAATGGAGTAGTGCCATATGAAAAAAGAAATATAAATGTTTTTTGCTCTTCTAGTTGCTCTGCTTCTTATAATAACAAAAAAAAGGCAAAGGCAAAACCAAAATGTATAGTATGTGGAGTTGAATGTAAATCAAAAAACTCTACATATTGTGGAGCAAAATGTCAATCTAAAAATAAAAATCAAGTAAGTCTTTCTATGTGGGAAGATGCTGGAATATATCCAGGAAAAACTTTGATAAAAAGATATTTGTCCGAACAAAAGTCTGGATGTTGGAATTGTGGGATTACTGATTGGATGAATAAACCAATAGTTTTGGAATTGGAGCATATTGATGGAAATGCTTACAATAATTCTAAAACTAATCTTTCTCTGTTATGTCCCAATTGCCATTCTCAAACTCCCACATATAAGGGAAAAAATATGGGAAATGGTAGAGTAGAAAGAAGAGAACGGGCAAAAAAAGATTACCACCGTTCTCTTGACAAGTAGTTTTTATTTCGTTATAATATCTTTACTGCCCCCATAGTTATAGCAGTTAAAATAATCGCCTTGTAAGCGATAGTCGCGGGTGCAAATCCTCGCTGGGGGCTTGACATAATACTTATTATGTCTTACACTTCATATGTCCGTGTGAAGTGAAGTGCTGAGAGTGATGCCAAAAGTAAGGCACCCCGACAAGGGATACAGTAGAAGGATGCGAAACCTTCCACTCTCACATTGCGGTTGTAGTTCAGTGGTAGAACGCTATCCTTCCAAGTTAGATGTCGCCCGTTCGAATCGGGTCAGCCGCTCTTAATCAAATCTTAGTTGACAAAAGACCAAAAGTACTCTAAGATACTATCCAGTCTTAAGGTTTCCTTAAGATCTTCTAAATAGTGAGACTTGATTGATGCCTCAACTACTCGCATCAATCTTGTGAATCAATCACTGAGGTTCATAGACCTTAGTGTATAATGTCGTTTAGTACTAAAAACAAATCTTTATGAAACTCAAACAACTGATGCTTGCACCTGTTGCTCTGGGAATGGTTGCTCCTGTTGCTGCGAATGCGGCAGATCTTAATATGGCAGCAGTCAACCAATATTCTTCGGAACAGGTCACAAGCGTCACCCAATTCTCTGATGTCCGTCCTACCGACTGGGCATATCAGGCACTCAGCAACCTCGTAGAGCGTTATGGTTGCGTTGCTGGTTACCCCAACGGCACTTTTGCTGGTGGTTCGTCAATGACCCGTTATGAGGCAGCAGCACTCCTGGATGCTTGCCTTGACCGCGTGACTGAAGTTACCGATGAACTCAAGCGTCTTGCTAATGAGTTTTCTAATGAACTTGCTGTTATTCGTGGTCGCGTATCAACTCTGGAAGCAAAAGTAAGTTCTCTCGAAGCAACTCAATTCTCCACCACTACCAAACTGCGTGGTGAAGCATCTTTCGTTCTTGGTGGTGTGGATAATGCTTGGACTCCTGGTACTTCTAAGAGTCCTGCTAGCACGAATGTTGGTAACACTGCATTCAACTACGATGTTCGTCTGAACTTTGATACTTCATTCACTGGTAAAGACCTGCTTCGTACTCGTCTGCGTTCTGGTAATTTCTCCAGTCAACCCTTCGGTTCTTCTTCCTCCCTGTTCAAACTGGATAAGGCAGAGAACACTTCCAACAACGCTCAGATTGACCGTCTGTACTATCAGTTCCCTGCACTCGCTAAGGGTGTAACTCTCACTGCTGGTCCTTTGGTTCGTAATACTGAAATGACTTGGGTGCCTACTGCATACAAGTCTGATGTTCTGGATTTCTTCCAACTTGCTGGTGCTCCTGGTGTTTATAACAAGGCAACTGGTGCTGGTTTTGGTGCTCAATGGGCACAACCTACCAAGAAAGGTAAGGGTGGTTTCGTTGCTGGTGTGAACTATGTTGCTCAAAGTGGTTCTGATTCTACTAAGGGTGAGTTCAACGAAGCTGGTGCTCTGAATGCTCTTGCTCAACTGGGTTACCGTGCTCCTAACTACGGTATTGCATTCGGTTACCGTTATGGTACTGAAGGCACTCGTGTTCGTACTTTCAATGCTGTTGGTGGTAAGTCTGGTGCTCTTGTTGCTGGTCAAACCTCAAACGGTTACTCTGTGAGTGGTTACTGGCAACCCTCTAAGTCTGGTATTATTCCTTCTGTGAGTGCTGGTTATGGTTGGAACACCGTAAGTCTGGATGCAGAAGGAAAAGCAACTCCTAATGGTGCTACTGATTCTCAGACTTGGTATGCTGGTCTTCAGTGGTCTGATGTGTTTGCTAAGGGTAACTCCGCTGGTTTTGCTATCGGTGCTCCTGGTAATGCCGAAAGTCTGGAGAAAGATGCAACGATGTGGGAAGTGTTCTATAAGTATCGTGTAAGCGATAACATTACTATTACTCCCGCAGTATTCTATGTGTCTAATAATCAGGCACTTGCAGACACCTCTTCTAACTTTGGTGGTGTGATTCAGACCACTTTCAAGTTCTGATAATATACTCATAATATGAGTGAAGGCACCCCTTTGGGGTGCTTTTTTGTTAGGTAATGAAAACCTTAACCAAATCTTAGTGGACTTTAAGATTATCTTCCAGTATTATTACTTACGAAGTCGATTTACTTCTAAAAACTTTTTATGAAACTCAAAAACTTTATTGCTGTTGGTCTGGTTGTTGCTCCTGCTGCTTCTTTCGCTGGACCTGCTTTGAATGGTGCAGGTGCCACTTTCCCTGCACCAATTTATCAACGATGGTTCCAAGATTATGCACGAACTTCTGGGAGTAGGGTTAATTATCAGTCCGTTGGTTCTGGTGCTGGTGTTCGTCAATTTATTGCGGGCACAGTTGACTTTGGAGCAAGCGATGAACCAATCAAATCCTCAGAAGCGGCAAAAGTAAATCGTGGTGTCGTTCAGATCCCTATGGTGGGTGGAACGATTGCTGTTGCTTATAACAAACCTGGTTGTACTCTGAAACTCACTCAGAAGCAGACCGTAGATATCTTTGCTGGTCGTATTAAGGATTGGAAACAACTTCCTAACTGTGGTAATGGTCCAATTCGTACTGTTTATCGTTCCGATGGTTCTGGAACCACCTTTGCTTTCACTAACTCTCTGGATGCCTTTGGTGGGTGGACAGCAGGTGTAGGTAAGGCAGTTAAATGGCCTACTGGCATTGGTTCCAAAGGTAATGAAGGTGTGTCAGGTACTATTCGCCAAACTCCTGGTTCTATTGGATATGTGAACACTGGATTTGTAAAAGCAAACAAACTCCAGGCAGCAGCAATCCAAAATAAGGCAGGTAAGTTTGTTCTTCCCACCGCTGCAACTGGTGCTGCTGCTCTGAATAACATCAAACTGGATGCAAACCTTGCTGGTGAAAACCCAAATCCTGCTGGTGCAAATGCATATCCTATTTCTACTCTGACTTGGGTTCTTGCATATCGCACTGGTAATGGTGCTAAGACTGCCGATATTCGTGCTGCTCTGAACTATGCTCTGAGTTCTAAGGCACAATCTCTTGCAGATGACCTTGGATATGTTCCTCTGTCTGGTTCTATTCTGAACCGTGCAAGGATTGCCGTTGGACGTATCGGTAACTAATATACATATGGGGGGTTGACAAAACCCCCTTCTTAGTGTATTATAAGAAACGAGTTAGGAGGTTTATGTCTCTTATTTCCCAACGAGATAGGCAACTTGCCATTGATGCACTTACTTGTTATGCTAGAGTTAAAGAAACTCTAGATTGGTCTGAGCAAGATAGAATGGAAGTTAATGCTCTTATTAATTGGATTAAACTAGAATATTCTAAGAATGAAAATTAATCTTTGGTTTTGTAAGGATATGAATCAATGGCGTTGGACTTTGACTGACGATCATAGATCTATCATTAAACAAGAATCTGGTCAACGGGAAAATCTTCGTGATGCTATGAATGATGTAGCAAATACAGTCGAATATCTGATGAGTCAATACTGACTTTTCGGGCGATTAACTCAGAGGTAGAGTGCGCTCCTTACAAGTGTGAAGTCACTGGTTCGAATCCAGTATCGCCCATTATAAATACTTCAAAAGTATTTGGTTAGATGGAAGGTTTATACAAATTATTGAGTGATATTCATTCAAATCTTTTTGTTTTATTTCATAAGACTTGGGTTTTTCACTGGAATGTTATAGGTTCTGATTTTCAGCAACTTCATACTCTCTTTGGGGAGCAGTATGAATCAATGTTTGAAGAGATTGATCGTCTTGCAGAACATATGAGATTTCTGAACATTCGTCCAGTTGGAACTCTTACAAGAATTGTAGAAGTTTCTACAGTTGGACAAGGTTCTGATATTGTTCAAATTGATCAACTTGGACAAAGACAAATTGTTCCAGGTAAACCAGTTGTGAAATCTGAAGATATGGTTAAAAGACTTCTTGCAGATAATTTAATTTTTTTGGAACTTTTAACTGAAGCATCTGAAATGGCAGGATCACAAAGATCATACTCAACCGAAAACATTCTTCAAGACTTAATGGAGTCTCACGGTAAGTTTGTGTGGATGTTGAGATCAATAACTGAAAAATCTCAAAAGATGTCTATAGAGGATGTTGCAACCGAAACACCTGTACAACCTCAAATTCAATAATACTGATATTTAATTGATTTAATAGAAATGGAAAACTTAAGAATCAGATGCCGCTCCTGTGGTAAGGAGTTAGAGGGGCATCCTAGTAAAACTATAACATGTGGTTGTCCGAATATGGCATCCATTCGTGGTGATAAGATTTCAGCAGTTGACTTATCTAATGTTGTTATGCTAAACTCTTATCATAACAAAACAAAGACTGGTGTTCTTACAAATGAAGACCTTGCTTTTCAAGAAGCAAGGCGTCAAAGAAAAGTAAGAAGACTAGACTTTGAAGTCCGTTGAGGACTTTTTTGGAGAGATGGCTGAGTGGTTGAAAGCGGACGCCTTGAAAGCGTTTGAGGTTAATATCCTCCGGGGGTTCGAATCCCTCTCTCTCTGTTACGAATATTACAAAATTTAAGATTGTCTTAAGCACTTTCTTGAAATCAACACATAGTTGACAGGTTGAAAATGCTCACTAGTATAACTAGTAGTATTCAACCTAAAACCTATGGATCAGCACACCTACGATAATTGGGTGAAGATCAAGGAGACTTTTGAAGCCTCTGGGAACATGGATAATATGTTTTATAAGAGAGCGGTTGAAATAGTCAAAACCCGAAGAGATCCTCTTGCAAAGTTTCTTGGAGATGAAAAATGATGGAACCTTTTGATGATGATTATGCAACTCGCACCGAAGTTCAGGAGATGATCGATGCAGCAATACGACGACACAACCGTAATGCTTCTATCATTAGCATGTGCGTTGGTTGGGTGGTTCTTGCTTTATTTGCTGAGGGACTTCTAAGACTTGTAGGTGTGATTCCACCACTACTTCCTTTTCTTAAAATTACATTAAACTAATGGTATCTTTAACAGAAGAAGATTTACAAGAACTTCAAAGAATAGTTTTACAACAGAAGATAGACGAATTATTTGAAGAGCCATCTACTTACGAGGACGAAAAAGATGACTAAAACACTTTTAATCGGATCCTTAATATACTTTTCTACGATTGGATTGTGGATTTATTGGGGATTGACCCATGCCTACCCACAATAAGAAGTATCAGTTTGCGATGTCTTCTTTTGTGAGAATTCACGGGCATAGTGTAACTCATAATCATGATATCAAGCAGTTTTGTATAGAATGGTCTGAGTGGGGTGTAGATGCCCCTCTATCAGGACTGAATGAGGTAGACCAATACTTCTACTATGAATATAAGAATTGGAGAGGAAGATGATTTTTCACATTGTAGAAACACTCGCAGCAAGTCCAGTCTGGTTAGGACTTTGTGGAGCAGGATTGACAATCTTACCCTTTATGGGTATAATGTTTATACACCGAAATAAATAACGGTACAACGGGGTGTAAGTCAGCGGTAGACGGCATCTTTTGGGAAGATGAAGACGGGAGTTCGATCCTCTCCACCCCGATCGCCAGTTTCTCAACTGGCGTACTTGACTTAAAAGTCTCAAACCATTATAATACTAGAGCAAACAATTCAAAACAATGTCTCTGATCCAAAAATTCAAGAAAGATGTTAGCACTCTTCGTCTTGCTGCTAACGGGGAAATCTACCTTGATGTAAAGAGTCCGAAACT